TGCTGGTCTTACTAGTCGTTGAACGTTCCTATAGTATAGCTATAGGCTTCGCTGCTGATTGTCCATTGTTACATACTTAAGATTGTTACTACTAAGAGTACTTAAGTCTTTAGGAGTTTCCAGCAATTAGAAGAGTATTTTACTACTAATCACTTAGTAGGCAGACTCAATCGCGCTTTATTTTCCATATACTTCCATTATAGGTTAAAGTTACACCAGCATCACATTTTCTTATAAGATGCCCTGGAGATATACCAGCAGCTTCAGAAGCCTCTTTTATAGACTCAAACCTAACTACATCTTCAGTATCTGCGTTTATAAATATTATACCACATCTACCATAATCAGTATTCTTATCTTTAATCTCAGTAGGCCACTCTGTATCATCTTTTACTCTAAATAAATAACCGTTCAAAGGTACATTATCCCAGTTATTCTTTAGGTATTTATATACAGTAGCTTCTGCTACTGGTATAGCTCTTATAAGCTTTTTAATACGGTCAAACTCTAATATCTCTTTAGTCTCTATATTATAAACTTGAAATGTTTTATCCCTTACAAAGATAGGTATTATATAATCTGTCTCTACGCCTAGCTTAGCTGCATCTTCTTTAACATCTTTAAAGTTAGAAGACCACCTAACACCATTTACAGCGCGTATAACTTCTTTTACATTACTTACATATTCTATATTACCATCAGGATACTTTATATAGATATTAGGCGTCACACCGTTAAGTAATTTTTTATAATACCAATCACTTTCATCGTTATATCTTTTTAATTCAAACCTTCCATACTTACCTACAAATATTCTACCACTATCAAATAGAGTAAGTTTAGGTCTTATTCTAGACCTACCTATATACTTAGAGCACTCCACTAAGCTAACATGCGGTGTTATTTCTCCAGTATCTACATTACGTAATAAGAAAGCATAATCTAAAGCACCATGTAGCTCTTTAGTACTATTAACGGCATAGTCTACCCAACGTAAATTAGAAACTCTGTTATCTAGTTTATCGGAGTTAATATGGTCTACGCATAAGCTTCGATCAGACTTTGGGTACTCTAACCATGCTCTAGCTACTAATCTATGTATAGGTGTTTGCTTATTTATAAACACGTATTTATGTTTTTTAAGATTATACACTCTAAATGTGACACCAACTCTATAGTAACTAGCCATTTTACCTAACTGTAACTGTATATAGCTATTTGTTTTAAAAGAGTAAACAGTACCATCATCTGCTATACCATAGCCCATGAGTGGTAATAAGATACGGAATACCTTATTATCATGTCTTATCTCTAACGGCTCGTCATAAACAGGAGTATATTCGTATACACCAGTAGCATACTTGTTTACATTAGTCTTTTTGAAGTTTAGCTTATTTAAGTCTATATTAAGCTCTTCTGGAAATTTTAGATCGTAAACTGTATACCAATAGTACCAGTTAACGTCTTTAGTTAAGGTTTGGTTGTTTATAACAACGACTAAAGGTAAGCTATTATCCATTATGTAATAGCCATCATTCTCGTATTTATAAATTCGTCTACACTTTAAATCTATAAAATAGTTTTCAGTATTTGGAATTTTAATAAAACTATCCACTTATCCCTCCTTATAAATATGAAATATTGTAAATGGATTTCAATATAAGGATTGCGGATAAATAATTTAGTTAATCTGCATCAAAAACATATTCTTTAATCATTTGGTCATGATCATTTTCGTAAAAATCTCCAATATGATTTATATTAGAAGGATAGATCTGATCTATATCTAGCATAACGATCCAATTGCTAAGTTGCTGTACTGCAGACTCATCGTCTTCATCATCATCCTTAGTTATAGCAGGTCTACATGACATAACCTGACCGTGTTCTAGATTAAAGAAAAACATATTCGTAATGATCTTCTTAGGACCACTGTTAAATATACTATAATCTGCTATACCAGATAGTGCTCTTATCTTAATCTTCAGATCCTGTATTTCATTATCTAATGTTATCATAGCTAGTGTGTCCCACTGGTTATATATAACATATTCAAACGGTTTATTAGCTACCATATACTGGTGCCATTCTAAGTTCGTTAAGTTCTTAGTATTAGGATCGTCAAAATGTAGTTTCTTAAACTTACTACCTAAGTTAGTCTCTATGATAGCATTTAAAGAATAGCCACCTGGATTAAGAGCTTGACCTGATCTTACAAAGTTATAAGCTGACATAGCATCTATAAGAAAGAATGTAGCTGGTACTTCTACTGTATGCCATTGCTCTTGCGGAGCCATAGGTTTAACTTTACCAGAAGCTGTTACTTTTTGTGTTGTACCAGATTTCCATTTAAAATATTTATAGTTATCAGGTAGTCTAGGATCTGAAAATACTTCAGCTGGATCTACATCATACTGTTTAAGTCTATCTACTATATAAGGTATATCGAAACTTATATTCCATATAGCTAAGAAGTCTGGCTGCCACTCATGTACTTTATTAATAGCATCTCGTATTACATCAAGTTCTGTTTTACATATCTTATATTCTAACTTAATAGTTTTAGCTACTTCTCTATCTGGAAAGTTCTTACGAGCCATATCTTCTAATATCTTAGTTACATCTACCTGATGTGGTAGGAATGATTCTAATATAGTAGTAAATATTCTATCTTCCATACAGACTGATATAAGTATAATTTCATCTGTAAGTGTATTAGTCTCAATATCTAATGCACATACTATATTAGGAGAACTGTAATTGGGATACTTCTTAGTATACTTATACATTATTTCATCTGCAGCTCTTATATCAGTACCATATAGATATGGATCATTAGCTATATCTCTCATAGCCTTACAACCTACATACTTAGAACCTAACTTAGAAGCTGCTACTCTAGGTAGCTCTGATTGAGTACAAGTATACCTATTTAACTTACTTATATCTTCAGTCTCTTTCTTCTGTTTATGATTTTTATTAAACTCTTTAGTAACCCAAAATGAACGTTTATAGTTAGGCATAGGTCTTAAGTTACGTACTGAAGAACCATCTTCAAACGTTACTACCTCTTTTACATAGTGCATATCTTTTCTATCTATACGATCATCTTCAGGAACATAAGATACAAACTTACACTCTCTACCTACTATAGCACCTCTGTCAGTAGGTAGTTTATTAAGCTCTTTAGTTACTTCATATTCCACTTATTACTCCTTTCTATACTTATCTAGTAATAGCTAGCTCTATTTATAAAAATTCTTGATTTTCTAGCTAGTAAATACATTATAAACATAAGGAGAATTATGTTACAATACGAAATTCTACAAGATAGTGCTAAACTAGACGAAGCTATAAAAGCTGAGAATGTAGTATTACCACTATCTAAGTTAGTAGGGTTAAGATTTAACGAAGATGGTAGTTTATTACTAGAGCAACCAGTACTAGATAATAAACTATCTAATATTATATTCGTTAAAGAGCAATACCCTAAAGACTATAACGAGAAGACATTACTATATAACATAATATTAAAACCTATAACTGTAGATAAAGAAGTTATAAGCTTTAAAGTTAAGATAGTAGAGTCTAAGGAATACGGAGAAGTTATTACTTCTACTATAGTAGATACTGAAGTATACTATAAGTCTAATAAAGATGAGTTCTATATAGACTTTACTGGTTTAGTATGCTATAGAGTAAATAACGACGATGTAGAGAATGAAGCTGAAGTACTAGATGATGTACAAGAGCTTTATAGGGACCCAAGAGTAGTTGCTTACCACAGTAAGTCTGAAAAGAATATACCTGGTTGGGAAACTGTACTAGCACACTTCGGTATAGAGGAAGAGCAATCTGTTCCAGTAGTACCTGGTAAACTAGAAGAAGAACCGATTAAAGAGCTAGTAAGTGATCCTGAGAAAGCACAACCAGCACAACCAGAAGCTAAAGTAGAGAATAAAGTAGAAGATAAAGAAGAACCTAAGAAGAAATCTAAGTTACTACCTATAGCTTGTATAGCTCTATTTGTTATTATAGTAGCTGGTATAGTAGTGTATGAATATTATAATTAAAAAAGATATAGAGTAAGAGTACATTAAGTACTCTTACTCTATTTAATATTATTTAGAATGCATATTTCTTTACATTACCTATACGTTTAATCCTAGCTTCATCAGTAACTTTACTTAATAGATCTTGTAAGTTGAAAGCTACTATAGACTCTTCATCTAGAGTATCATATAGGGATTTAGCTTTAGTAGCTAATTGTTGTTTTATATACGGATCTTCACATTTCTTCATACGGTCTAAGTATACTTCTAATGTATCTTTAATACGTTGCTGTTTTATACGCTTATATTCTTCTACTGGACCGCCATTTTCATCGCTTATAGCTATCTTAACAGATGATAGTACTTTAGATGTATCTATACCATAAGACTCTAGGTTTTTACCTTGTGTTAGCATAAAGTATGGCAAGATCCAAGACACCACAGCATCATCGTTACCATTATTCGGATGGTCTATACGTCCATTCTTAATAACAAGAGACTCTAACTCTGTAATAAGTTCATTATCCCTTACTAAGTGTGCTGTATACTTAATAGAGCTATTAAACGAGGTACCATATAGGTTATCTCTAGAGTTCTTACCAACACCAGATGTCCTATAGCCAAATTCTCTTCTATACTTATTATAAATATCAGATAGACCAAATCCTCTACTTATATTATCCCATAGCTTAGCATACTCTTTATTAGTATCTCTCTCATCTGCTATATAGTTAAATATTCTAGTAAACGGATTATATCCTTTACTAATAAATATCTGTGCTACAGTATCTATTATAGCTACTCCAGTAGATTTAGCTTCTGGTATGAATGTCATATTAGGATACTTTATAAGTAAGTTAGCTATAAAGTTAGATAACGTAAGTACGTTAGTTTCGTTTATAATAGCAGTACATAGTACTTCACCTGTAGATACATCTCTACCACATAGAGCAGTATAGTCATTACCTATCATTTCAGAACTATCCATACCTAGCACTACTTGTCTACCTGGTAATCCATTAAGTACTTCATCTTCTTCTACATACCAGTTCATAACGTAACCTTCTGTAGAAATGTCTACATACTTCTTAGACATAAGAGAATCTCTTAACCTTATCAGATTCTCTTTAGAAATAGGAGAAGCTGCTGAACCTTGTGACCATTTATTAAGAAAGTCAGCTTCAGCTCTATCTCCAGTAGCATTAGCTTCTAATATTCTCTCTTTTAACCATTCATCTGTTTTACCTAGTTGTCTATGGTTATACTCTATAAGTACTGATAAGTTACCACGTCTAGTATTTTTACGTATAGTATCGTTAAGTTCATCTTGATTAGGTAAGTCTAAGAACTTTTCAGTCCACCTAGCACAACCATCGTAGATCCACTTAGCATAGGCTCCTTCTTCGGTATTAATATAACCTGGTGTTGTTGTATAGGTATTATAATAGTGCGAGCCAGAGTTCTTAGCATTCTCTCTAGCGGCACCAGTAGCAGCTAGAGCTGTCTCTAAAGACTCTTTTACATGTGGTATAAAGGCTAACTCGTCTACTTGTAATATAGCAACTGTAAGACCACGACCTACTTTCATAGCGCCAGCTAGTGTATTCTGCCCAACTACCGTATCTAATCTATTCTTAAGAGAATTTATAGTAATATTCTCTGTATTGTTACTATCTGATTTATCTCTAGTATTTATATACCATGGTAGTAGATCGAATATGGATTTAAGTCTCTCTATATTCGATACACGTAGTCCATTATCTTTAGTAAAGAGCACCATCTTAATGTTAGTACCACCTGCTATAAGCATATAGGTATTACAACTATCTGCAACAACAGATTTACCAGTTTGTCTAGGCATGATAATCATAGTAGTCAAGTGGTTAAAACAACACCACAAGTAAGCTATATTAGCCCTATTAGCTATAAAAGATATACCTGCTAGTGTACCAGAAGTTGGTATTCTTATAATCTCTCTAAAGAAATACCATGGGTTTTCAGATACTTCAGTAACTATAGCATAACGTTGGTCTGTAGTAAGGTTAGGATCGAATGGGTCTACACCTTGTAAATCTGGGTTATGTAAAGCTAATAGAAAAGCATGATTCTCTACGCCCATAGCTTTATAGATCTGAGCTACACGTATAAAACTTTTATTAGTAGTTTTAGTATCCACTATGGCTTTGGGATACTTATTCCAATCTGATAATCTTAATATCATAGTTATATTCCTTATATTTAATCATCAGTTCAACTTAGAGTCTGTTTTATTATAGAATAACTCTATAGACTGATTTAAAATTTAAATTAAAAGGATTTTACGTATGTTGGTAAAAGAAGACTTAGAGAGAGTAAATAAGTTTATTAAAAGATTTAAAGGTTGGAATAAGATAATCTATATATGCTATCCTGGGCTTATAACAGAAGATCTTAAGAATACTATAAGAGAATCTTATAATAGAGAAGATCTTACTATAGATGCATTTACACCTAGAGACTTTCCAGAACTCTATATAAGAGATAAAGAAGATAATGAATATATTATACGTGGTTATCAGCAACAGTACTATAAAGCTATAGATCTTAACTTATTAGTATCTAATGCTGAAGTAATACTAGTAGAGTGGATACCTGGCCTACAAGAGCATATCTATAGTAATAACTTTAAAGGTACTAAGATAATACAAGTTATGCCTAAACCTAAAGCAGGTGCTTTCTATATGCATTACTTATTAGAGCATAAAGCATATGATGCTATTAATATGGTAGCTGAGAATTACGATAAGTGGCATAAGTCTATGCGAGATGAGATAGACATAAGAGATAAAGTTCATAACGAAGAGTATGAAAGACTCTATGTAGATTTAAATAGAAGTACTACAGAATGAAAAAAGATATAAACTATTTAGTATTAACAGATATACACTTAGGACACCCTAGAAACCATACTGATAATATTATATTTAGCTTAGAAAGATTCTTTATAACCTATCATAAAGAGCTAGTAAAACTAGATATACTATTTATAGCAGGTGATATATTCGATAGACTGCTATCTAGTAGATCTATAGAGTATAGACACATTATGACATGGTTATCTAATGCACTACTATGGTGTAGAGATAATGGTATTAAACTAAGGATACTATATGGTACTCCTAGCCATGATAATGATCAGGTAGCTAGTTTTACAGATGTAGCTAGTAAACTAGCTCCAGATGCTGATTATAAGTATATAAATACTTTATATATAGAGCATATGGTAGATTTAGATATAAACATACTATATGTACCAGATGAGTTTAGACATAAAGCTTCTGATACCTATTTAGAAGTAGGTAAGTTACTTAAAGAGAGTAACTTAGCAGAAGTAGATATTGCTATTATGCATGGTTGTTTTAGCTATCAGATGCCTATACTTAAAGATATGGATTTTGTACATAAAGAATCAGATTACTTAGATATAGTAAAGCACTATATAGCTATAGGCCATATACACACATCATCTGTATATGAACGTATAGTAGCCCCAGGTAGTTTTGATAGGTTAGCACATGGTGAAGAAGAGAAGAAAGGTGCGGTGTTATTTCATTTAGGTAAAGATGGTAATGATAGCTTTAAATTCCTAGAGAATAGTAAAGCATTACCATTTCTAACATATACATATAGTAATGAAACTGAAACAGAGATACTTAAAGATCTTAAGAAGAAAGTAGCTAGGTTACCTAATGGCTCTAATATAAGAGTAGAGTTAAGAAATGATACAGAGTTACTTAAGAATCTAAAGTCTATAGTAGATATATATCCTAACTTAGTATTTAAGTTTAAAACTAATACTGAAGTTATTAAGAAGATAGATATATTAGAAACTGTCGAGAATAAAGCTTTTGCTATAACTAAAGATAATATAGTAAAGCTTATGGAAGATGAGTTAGAGTTAAATAAAGAAGAAAAAGAAATATTTAATAAGGAGTTAGAAGATGCAATTTCAAGTCTTTAACATGAACGTCTATAAGTTGATAGCTATTATGGTATTTATAATAGCATCTATTTTAACAATGATCAGCATAGTAGTATGTTGGGATGGTATAAATGCTACTATTAGTTTCGATAGAGCTGTTTCAGCATTGATTAAATGTTCGTTATTTATAGGTGGGATATGGGTAATAGCATTAAGTATAGTATGTGTAGCAGGCTACTACGATAATATATGTAAGCTAAATAAATCTACTAAAGAACTAGAGAATGAGATAGTAGAGATAAAGAAGCTTATAGATAACAAGCCTAGTTTAAAAGATTATAGTAAATATATAGAAGGTGTACTAAATAATGTTAGTAAGGATGATAGACCTACTGATGTTGATGAAAATACAGCTACTAAAGTTAATATAGATACTAATAACAGCAAGTAGGTATAAGTTATTGGATCTAGTAATAGCACTTTGACACCTGGATTATATTAGGTATCAAAGTGAATAAAAAACAGTTATA